ACCCATGTCTCTGCGGTCTTTGTCATAGACTACCTAGAAGTATTTCATAAGCGCCTTCGTACGCACCAGACCATTGGCAATGTACCAAGGTTTGCGACGAAGGAGCTATGTTTTGATCTCACAAGGAGACCAGCCCTACCACAGGAAGGTTTTCAGTCTTTAGCAGACTCTCCCTAGAATAAACGCATTTAAGGTTTGCGACGCAGGAGCCATGTTTTGACCCTAAAAGAAAACGCCATGCAAATCAAGCGACCGAGGGACGAGGGAGCAGCCTTAGACCACAGCACACTTTTAGCACTCCAAAGGCAGCTGCCTCCCCAAATTAAAGGCTAATAGCCACCACAGATAGCCCTCAAGAGAAGACTATCTAGCTGACTACTATCTAGTTGGCTACTAGAACGGGATAGGCTCTAGTACGTCCATTTCGTCAAGTAGCTCGTCGAATGTCATTTCTAGCCACTTGCTTTCTAGGTGAGCTTTAACTCCTACTGTACCTAAGTCGAAGCCATGCAATCTATCGTTCATAACACATAACGATACGAAGCGACTCATTGTACAAACTGTATCTTTAGTAGGCTCATTATCCAATGCTAACACTGGTATATCAATTAGCTCTACAAGGTGTGGCTCATGCTTAACCATAGCTAGATATTCTTTACTAGCAAATGTCTCGTTGAGGAAGTTGTCAATATCATGTATAACAACAGTACCATCTTCTTCAATATCAATGATCTCAATACTCCACTCATCACATACAAAACACATTGCACCAACTCGTATGGTGTCTGATTCATATATGTCAAGCTCTAACTTAACTTGTGCAATGCCTTGAGTTGTTAGTCTGTATACGTTTTGTGGTAATAAATTAGTCATAGTCTTATTCTCTTATAGTATTAATAGTTAGTTAAGTTGGCAGTTATGGATGCCAGCCATTTGTCTTACTTAGCGAAGTAGTAAGTTGTACCAAGTTGGTTGATAAGCTCAGGTACAGCTACACGGTTGATGTGCAACAACTTACGAACCTCACCCACTTTGCTCACTTTCATGAACTGGCTGATTGGAGTGATCTTATCTTCCTCAGCTAGTACTCTATCGTTAGCACCTTTGAAATACATGCCTAAGATGTCAGTACCAAGTGGCAAGTCCTTAGTCTTGACGTTAGTACGTGAACCAAATAAGTCCATGTAAGCGTTCTTGATAGCTTGTTCTAGCAAGTGCATCTCAGTTACATTTACACGGAAACAGTCATGAACTGAAATCACGTGCTTAGCTCCCAAGCGACCCAAATGCACAATGATCAATCGAGCGATCAAGGCATCTGTTGCTTGAATCATATTCACAAAGCCATTACGTACAAAGTTGTTTGTATTGACCTTACGTGTATTCAAGGCCAACTTAATGAACTTGTATGTATTGTTTTCAGTCGTAACTTGTACGTCTGGGCATGCTGTATCATACTCAACTTCTTCACCTAAGATGTTCTGTTGAACTTTATAGTTCATGATTACCTTAGAACCGTCTGGCATCATGTGAGAGATACGACCATCAACCTTGTTATGGAAGTCCTTGAAGCGATTACGTACTGCAACCATCTTCTTACCAAATGACTTAGTAATTGCTTTGTGGAAACGCTTTGCAGTTTCATCATCAGCAACACCGTTTGGATACAACTCCTCAATCAGTACATCTTGCTCGTCTTTACGCATCTGAGCTAAGTCAGTGTAAGCCATCCAGCTTTGACCATAGAAGATACCCATGAAAGGCTTCTTAATGTCGCCACGGTTCTTCATTGTAAATCCTGTGAAGCCTGCTTTGTTAAGCTCACGGATTGCTCTATGGTAAGCATCTTCAATCTCTACTACTGAGAATCCACAAGCAGCAGCTACTTCGGCATCACCTGACATCAAAGCACCTAACTGTGGACCTGAACATTTAGCATCTAAGCCAACAGCCATGCCAATGTAAGGTCTGTTACCTTTCTGTAACTCAATCCAGATCAAAGCAGCTTTAACAAATGACCAAGGCTTAGCTGCGTCACGATCTTTCTTAGCCTTACGTAACTCACCAACAATGAAAGCCACTGGGTCTTTAGCTGCAATAGACATTAACTTACCAACCTTGTTCATTGGTATGTTCACCATATCCATCACCTCAGCCTTAATAGCCTTCTTAACTGTTTCTACACAGTAATCAGTTGGAACACCAACTAACTCCTGACAAGCTCTTGAACGATCACTAGCTTGACCATTTGGACCATGACATGATGCTTGATACTCACGAATACGTCTATCAGCTTTGAACTCTGAGATATACGCTTTGTTCTCGTCCATCTTGTTGCAACCATCTAACACATAAGCCTCGTCGTCATTGTCACGACCTAAGATAGCTTGTACTTCGTTTGCAATAGGTGTCATTATTCTACACTTTGTAAACTGTGTACTTTCAAGCACCTTGATAGACTCAATAGCCAATGGACTAACTTGACCTTTCTCCGGAGCATATAATGGAAAGCGACGTTCCCACTTAGTGCCAACCTCAATAGGAGCGTATGCCTCTGTACGTTGCTCTAGCATCTCGATTAGCTTAGCACCCATCTCCCCAGTGTCAGTGACTAGGCCTGTCTCTTGCATGGCAGCCTCTAGTATATCCATGTCTACCTCTACCTCATGGGAAGTGGTAGTAATAGCTCCGTTGCCTGACAAAGTTGACTTCATTGAAGAACTTTCTAAAACACTTTCAATCATCCCAAAGAACGCTTCCGGCATTCCTAAGTTGTCGCTAAGTTCAACTGCGTCACAAATTGCACAAGCTGCCATAATTGCTTGTTGCGCATTCTCAAGTACATGAAACAGTGTTGCTGCAACTGTACTTGATAAAGCGTTTACATTAATTACATCGCCCAACTTGATATTGTTCTCCTCAGTTGTTGCGACTGCTTCTACTAAAGGTTGTACTTCTAAGTTTGGTTGCTCGTCGAAGGTTACGATTTCATTGTTCATTGTTAGTTCCTCATTAGTTGTTTTAGTTACGTTGTTGTTTGCTTTAGCTTTGTTGATTAAGTTAGTAATGCTCATAATAGTTCACCTTAGTTGGTAATAGTTAGTTTAAGTTGTACGATATATGGAAAAGGTCAAAGAGACTCCTTAACTCATACATCGCCAAGCACCACAGGCAAATATAATATTTTTTATTTTCTGCCAAGCCTGCCCAGCTTCTACTTAGCTTAACTTTCCAACTAACTTCCTTGAGTTTAATAGATAACTTACCTGACTCTGGTAAGCCCGTATAACCTGCAAACAACTAACAATACTCCTAACAAGTTACTGATTAAGAACTGCCTATATATAATATTTTATTTTCTAGGTTACAGTTCAGTTTCGCCTAACATAGTGACTATTTATTGCTAAGTTGAGTCTGTCTATGCTAGGTAGTCCGTATATACTGCAAATGACGAACGAGTGCCTAAATTTCATTATTTTGAGCTAAAATTAGCCTGTATCAGGGCGTTTTAGGCTGTATCCCTGACATTATATTATTTTATTTTGAACGCGCCTTAGACCTCAAAATATGCGTTTTAGTGCCAATATCGCTACTGGATAGCATGGGTTTGATGAGTTCGGGCGCGGCTCAAAGGCGGCAAAACAAGCGTCTCGCCTAAATTTTGGACTTTATGGAGCACTCTACAGATAAAATAGGTCAACCTACCTTAAATCTGTAAAGTGCTATAAAAGGCCAAAATAAGCTCTTACGAGTTTAGCAAATCTCTTGCCTCAGCACGTAAAGTAAGTACTTCTTCTGGTACTTCTTTTCCTGAACTTGGGTCGTTCAAGCGTTCAATGTACCAACCAGTGCAGTCTAAGTAAGCAATAGCTGCTTTCCTTGCTGACTGGTCATCTTCTGCTGCTTTAAAGTCGATGGTAATACCCTTACTAATGATTTCAATAAATTCTTGATAAAATCCTTCGTCCTGAACTACAACTTCCTTTTGTTTGTCATCATAAACTGATAACTGGCCTGTGCCTAAATAGTAATAAAGAGCCTTAGCTGCATTATCATACATGCCTGAAATACTACCAAGCTCCACTAATTCACCTGACGGTACAATAGCAGAGCCTAAGACTAGATCAGACACTTCATTGTGTTTAATATATCTAAGCAAAGTCTTTCTCTCCTTCTAAGTGTAGAGTAAATCTACCTATTGCATTTAATCGGTTGTCTGCATTTGCTGGTTCAAACACAACACCATAAAGTGCGTTATCGGGAAGTGAGATTCCATCTGTATCTTCCCATTCAGCTCTTAGCAAGCCAGACCCAGTGGCAAAGCTAAGGTCATTATTAATACCTACTTTGCTTATGTCTAAGCATTCTAAGTCTAATGTGGCAATTAAGTTCCAACCATTTACCCATACTTGATACAACTTAAATCTACCAAATACTGTTCCGGCTTTCTGATTGAGACCTGTTGCACCTGCAACTGCTTGGACAAAAGCTCTTTTGACCTTTTGACCTTGACCAGTATGTAAAGGATTAAGAATGCCATTACGAATACCTTGGTTATCAGTAGTTGCACCATTGACCAAGTTTTGAGTACCTTCACTGTATATGTAAGTGTAACCCTGTACAGCAGATACGTTTGCCCTGTTTGTAACTGTTTCATCCCAACTAGCTTTATGTGTAGTACCACCACCTCCACCATTGCCACCACCACCACTGGTTACACCTAAGCCTTCAATCCAGTACTCAATTTCGCTATTTGAACCTAGATGCTTGATAGCTTTTACTCTTGCATCAGCAGTCGTCAAGTCGCCTGATTGTAAGTCAGAACCGTCACCACGTTTTAGTGGGAAAGATGGGTAGAAAGTTCCACCAGTAATGGCAGCTCTTGGTACGACTTTATGTCGTAACATTGATTCTGCGCCACCTGTAAAGGTTGAAAAACTAAAGTGGTTGGGATTAAGATGTAGGTTTATAGTTTCTGGTATTTCACCAAACCCTACTCCTCCTGACATAAACTCAATATCATCCCCTAAAGGATTTGTACCGACTTGAGTAGGTCTAGTTAGAACCTCACCTAATGGCAAATGCTCCAATATACCGGCATCAAACTCACAGTTGTCTCTTGTGGGTCTACAGCTTTCACCATTGGTAGCATAGGCTTCTAGAATTTTCTGCCAGAAGACATCATCCCAATCTGTTGGCTGAATTACATCACCATATTCATCATGGATAATAATTCTTCGTACAAAACCTACACCGGGTATGTCTACAAGCTCCATACAATCATAAAAGTCTTTATTAGTATATGGAGACATACCATGTGTATATCCAAACATAGGTATAAGTTCTTGGTCATTATTACTGCCTGAACCTGATCGGTTATAAGCCTTTATTTCACCAATTTCTACACCAATACTTCCAAAGTCGGCTAAGTCTACACTAAAGTAAGTAGGATTCAATCTTGAATTTGGGCTGTTACTCATTATAAATCTACTCCTTCAATCAATATAGAATAGTTTAGCAAAGCACTAACATTTTGTGCCTCGAACCTAGGTACAAAAGATACCCCAACACAGTGTCGGGTATTATCTATACTGATACCACTCCAAGCTGGTATGGTTTCAGAAAAGATATACTTATCCTCATTTGGTGCTGTATCTACATTCAGTGGGTCGCCATCTCTAAATACATCATTATATTCAGCTACAAGCGAAGGGTCATCAACATTCATATAGATAAGTGCTGAAGAGCTGCCCGATGTTTCATAATCGTATTTTACAACTCTGAGCAATATATCATGTGGTAAGTAAGAGCCATCACCTTGTTGCGGATTAGTTGCCATAGTAGCAGCTTTCTCTGCAATTAGTGTTATCTTGGTAATCTTACAATCCTTATGAAATACAATAGGTGAGCCAATACTGATATGAGGACTTGGCGTATTTCCGTAGACAGTATGCGGGTCAGTTGCATTGTCACGCGAATTAGTGTCATCAACCGGATTTAAGTAAGTTCTGCCTGTAGTCCTAATAACCCTAGCAGGATTTGACACCAAAATTTGGAAGTCTGATTCGCTACGGTTATACTTAGATAAAGCTAATGCCTCCGGTGTAATATACTTGATAGGTTCACTTCCGGCATCAATTTCCGTAGGTGTTGCTAGACCAGACGGAATTGGCAAATGAACCTTCCAATAGCCTACACTACCAGTTGTAAGCTCAAATCTGTACGTAGTACCTTGATACTCATAAGTTGTACCATGTACGGGACTATTTGGGAAATTAATAGCCATAATTTTCTCCTATTAAGAAGGTGTATAAATAATGTTACCACTTGCATCACGCCAAGTACTTGCATCATGATTATCATAAGCCCATAAAGGCTGACGAGTGGTTGTGTCATACACTTGATAGCCAGCTCGCTTGTCATCACTTGTGTTAATTTCATGAGTAATATCTTGCAACTGGGCTTGGTTTACCGCTGGTTGTTGATAAGTATTAGGTGCATTTGGCGGATTGCCTGGAACCCATTGGGAACTATCACCATCATCAATATCAACATACAGTACACCATCATCTAAGTTGTACCATTTAGTGCCACTACCTGTTGATGGAGGAGGAGGAGCAGTGCCAATGTGGTCTCCAGTTACAGGAACCCACTGCCCATTCTTACGACCATAGGTTTGGCCATCTAGGGGAGCTTCTTCAACTGCATTATGCACGTCACCCACTGCAGGTTTGTAGCCTTCGTGGTACACTCTGTAGGCAGTATTAGTCGGACTTGGCTTTAGTGGTATGGTAGGGTCTGGGTGATAGTTAGTGTTACCTACATCAACTACTACCATTTCTCCATCCACATTACCAAATACCCAATTCTTCTTACTACTATCTAAAGTATTAAGTGCAATAACTGAGTAGGTATTGTTAAGAGTCAACTCATTGCCATACCACAAGCAAGTTGGCGTAGCAGGTCTATCATTTACTTCATTAATAGCAACACCATCTTCCTGTTGCAAGAAGTCGTAAGCTAGGCTGGTCTTACTAAATACTGCGCCTGTGACCCAATAAGAGTTGGTGCTATCTAAGGCAGGGTCTTGTGGGTTGTTATTAACAACACTATTGTGGGCTTCTACGCAACGATAGATAATACCATTCCTGATTACTTTCGCACCAAGCTGGTATCCAATCTTCTCTTGCCACGGCCAAACATCTGACTCTGCAAGGGCTAACTTAGCCTTATCAAGGTTTTGTAAAACCCAGTTAAAGTTCTGGTAAGTTGGCTTTTCTGCTACCCAACCAAGCTCATATTTTGCATTAGTTGGGTCTGAGACACCGCCAGACAGTGCCCAAATTAGTTCTAAACCTACTGGAGTAGTCATAATTAAACCTCTGTTAATGTTAGAGTAATGCCAGCAGGGACGAAATATTTAGAGATATATAATATCAACTGAATTTCTGCGTCGTCTGTGTCACTACCGGAAATTAGCAAGTTCACTTCTCTGTCAGCTATAGTAGGAATTACACCCACCGAACTTGCGTCCCTTAGTGCTAACTGCTTAGGAACTCGCCCTAACACAGTAATGATTAAGAAGTAAGCCAAGTTCAGATCGGCAACATCTCTATTCATTACCATTGCTTTGACAAGTAGCACTCTTCTATAAGTAATATCATCTAAGGGAGTAATTGCCCCAATAGTCTGTCTACCATCTCTGAATATACCACCTGTGGACGGGTTAGCATCATCTGAGAAGCCTTCTGATAAAGGAGCACCAACAAAGCCAAAGTACCTTTCAGGCAATATAACTGTTCTTGGTTGCTGTAGGATAATACCTATAATATCTAACTGGTTGCCTTCTGCATGTTGCAAGAATCTTCCTATGTACACTTTCTGAATTTCTTCAAATAAGTAATCCATTTCAGATATAAAAGCCATGTAATATTCACGCAAATCTGGACTGTTTCTATATTGGTGTAATAGCATTCCATCCAAGATTTGTTCGCCTTTATTTGCAATAGCAGCTTGTGGGGCTTCTTTTAGTGGCATAAACAAGGGTGCTTCATGTAATAATGGTTTCATTAATTCACCGCTGTTATGTTTATGTTACCTAATGCAGATACCGCAAACTCGTCCTCGTCAAACACAATATTGCTTGGATTGTAAGTTACACCATCTGTTGATAGCTCTAGCTTGTTTACTTGAGCTTTCGAGTATGGAGTAATGATTCCAAACAGTCTTGACCAGATCAAGTCTTCCCCTGCTTCCAAGTTAGAGATATGAGCTAACAAGTCAGCTCTAATATTCTCTACTGCACCAGCATAGTCTTCATCTAAGAACAATACTTCGATGTCCATAAACACAGGTTTAGCTGTTGCTTTAGTGAATTTTACTTCATGAGGTTGGCCTTGTGAGTCATCTATCGTAACACTTGTTGAGCCATAGGTAATAGTACCTAGACCTTTGTGTAGCGAGATCACTCTAGCAATAGCCTCATCAGTTACGTTAGAAGGAACTTCACCTACAGTTACGTGAATATTGCTAGGTGGAGTACCATCTGCCAAAGGAAGTGGTGTGTCGTTGTTAAGTACTTGAACCTGTGAAATACCTAAGTCTTCATTGATTCTTGCCTTAATTACTTCCTCAATATGCACAGAGTTTCTAAGTACAGTCCTGTTGCGTAGGTTTCTATACTCTGTCTCTGTTTGAGGTAAGTCGCCCACCCTTCCTGATAGAGGCTGATTAATGCTTGTCCAGCCTGATACTGGTGTAACTATATTAGTAATAGTACCAGCATCTACGTTAATACTACCTGACACAACTGCAACAGCTGGTACTGTTGTTGTACTAGGTGAGATAGTGTAGTCAAATGATGTGGCAAACTCATTACCAGCAGCATCAGAAACTATAGAACCAGCAGGAACTACAGTGCCTTCTACTCCAATCAACTCAATATCAGCTTGTGATCTAGTGGCTGCACCATAAGGCAAGCCAGATATTAGGCCAATGTTTCTTAGCCCTGCACCGATAGCATCATTAGGATTGTAACTACTGAATACTAATCCAAGTTCTTGCCATGCTTGCGCTAACTCAAAGCCGAAAATCTCCACCAACTGACCGTCAGGAGAAGAAACACTCAAGTCAATTCCTGGGCTGAACGCCTCCAACTTAGTATGTATTCTTTCTCTGATCTCATCTAATGTTAAGGGAATGAAACCCTCATTTGATAATCCTGCCATAATTAACTCCAAGGTACAGTAAGATCAATCTCACCGTAAACTGTTTTGGCTGTAAAAGTGATAAGTAGCGTACGATCTTTCTCCAATACAATATCGAAAGTATCAATCGTTTGCACACCTACCGTGTCTAAAATAATTTTCTTAGCCCTCATTTCTAAGTCGAATAAGTCTACATTCTTCTCAAAATCATCTAAGTTCATAAAACCTAGTGTGGGGTCAAGTAGCCACTCACCTAACTTAGTGAGTAGCCGGTTCTTCACAAGTTGCACTGTGTATCGCCCATCAGAGACTCTAGCAATACCACCACCACTAAGTTTGATAATATCATGAGTCTTCTTGTCAAGGGCTATTTGTACAGACATATAGTTCTCCTATTAAGGTGGATTAATTGGCCCACCAGTCGGCCCACCGCTAGATGGTGCAACGTGAGTATGTTCTTCAACAATGATACCATTAACTTTACCTTTCAAAGGAGAGCCAGCAGTAGTTTCACCATATACTTCAATAGTGCCTGCTTCATTCTCAAGACCTGCAACTTCAAGATGGCCTTTCATCACCATAGTGTTAGGCTTACTAGGGTCAGTTTCAAAGGATAGGTCACTTGCACCACTTCCAGAGAACCCAAGACTAGCAGCAGTTAAAGCACCACAGGTCAAAGTACCACTCACCGTAGTGACTGGCGCATCAATACTAACAGTTGCATCTGCACTTATTGAGGCATTAACAGTACTAACACTTGCAGTTTGCTCAGCACTAACTGTCACATTCTTAGCATCAATATTTGCATCTTCCTCAGTAGTGATAGTTGCATTCTTAGCATTAATGTTTGCATCTTCCTCAGCATTAATAGTTGCATTAGTTGAATTCACAATTACTTGTGGAGCATTAATAGTGACGGAAGTTGGACTATCTACCGTAATAGAAAGATCATCCTTGAGATGAATACTTTGAGATGTATCCTCATTTCTCCATTGACTTCCGTCATCTGTATAGTTATCAATAGCTCTTGGTAGAGTATTGAAACCTACAAAGGCAAACCCATCATCAACACTAAATTGACGATTTAACCAAGGTTGAGGTAAGCCTGCCAGCTTCCCTGCTACATCTTCATCCTTAAATAACCAGTGGTCGTACCCTATCTGACTGAATACAATCAAGCAAGTATCACCTTTCTTAATTGGTACAGTCAAAGCCCATCCACCACCCGAAGGTGTATGAACAGGTACGTCTTCAATAGGCTCACGTATTTTCGTTTGCGATATTTCAGACGAGCTACTATGAATACCTTCTGCGGATATTTGTATAGTAGCTGTTTGTGTTTCTTTAAAGTATTCAACTATACGCGCAGGTAATATCATAGAATATGCTTGATTATCAATCATCTAAACAGATTCTCCAAATAATTCACACTACTTGTGTTTGAGATTTTAGTAATAGTAGTTGGCGCAGTTGCTCTTAATCCTATAGTAGATACCCTGTCTCCAGTTTTAGCAGCACCTAGTAGCACTTCATCGACTGTTGGTAAGTCATAGTCAGTGTAGTCATCAGGATTAAGGTTAGGGTCAACTGTTCCAATAGCACCAGCTACTAGACAGTCTACACCAATCGTCAAGAGAACTTGACCAAAACTTCTATCACCATTTACGCCAAAGACACCATAGGCAGCACCATAGACAGTTTGCTTTAACTCTCCTAGTGCTGTATTGATAGTATCATTGACAATTTCAGTTCCCAACCCAATAAGTCCATCTTTAAGACACGCACCTGCTGTCAATGCACCTTCTGTCATATCTGCACCATCTTTTAATAGTGAGAACCAGTTAATGTTATCAGATTCTTCTGCAACAACTAAGTCGGTATCGCTAGTATTAACTACGTAGCTAAATCTTTCAGTTGTTACATCATAGGCCGATCTGTCATAAGTCACTGTTACAGGTTTACTGTTTGTGCCTCTGACTTGGGTTTGGAAACTTCGCGACATATCGCAAGTAGCTTCTGAAATAACTGCATCTTCTGGTACGTCTAAACCAATTTCATTTAATGCTGCTATTCTAGCTACCCTTTTAGGTTCACTTAAAGCTGTGAACACTAGCAGAGTTGGAGTCTCACCAATAATAGTACTGGCTAGTTGAATCTCTTCTCCAGTTATCGTGAACTCCATAACATCTGTCTTGCCTTCACTAAGTTTTGTTTTGAACTTAGTAAATACCACATTGGTGTAGTTACCATAGTTAGTAACCACATCACACACTGTAGCTAGTCGGACTAATCCTTCTAGCGTCTCAAACATGACTCTAGAGTTATTACCACCATATTGGTGAAACTCTTGCGAACCTACAACTAGATGATTACTAATAACTCCAGTGATGGAGACTATCCTGTTTCTTCTAATTGCATGGTTGCTAATATTAAAGCCTGTCTGTACAGGGAACTTGGTAATGTCAGATGATATACTATGGTCTTCTGCAATAACAGAATGAAACCTTAGTGTAGTTGTTACTTCTTCATTACCGTGGTGATATTTTTCCTCTTGCTTAAAAGAGATTTGAGCTTTATTCAGCTTCGCCATATTCGCTCCTCATTAAGTCCACCACTTGTCAGTAGGCATTGTTGTGCCCTGAGTAGGTGGATAAGCTACTACTTGTGTAAGCCAAACATCTTCCCAGTTTGAGCCTTTATGTTGCACCTCAGATGCTTGATACTTGCTCTTACCAGCTATTGACTTTCTTACAAGGTTTCTTGCAAGCTCTAACGTATCTTGCTGTTCCCCAATATCTACTGCAATCAAGTCTGTAATATCTAAGACTACTGCTGGCTTAATCCTAGGGTCTAGGTTTGATGTTACATCAAGTTGACCTGCACCCAATCTAGGATTGGCCCTCATATTACTGGTATCTAATTTGATACTATCTTTTGAGAAAAACAGCTCAGTGGATTCTGCATTAGCAAACTTGGCTTTATACATAAATGTAAATTTATTGCCATCTGTGTACATAGTAAATCCATACTCCTTACCAAGCGTTTTGAGAACACTCAAAAGAGTGCCCTCTCGTCTGGTAGGTCTATAATTCACATAAGACAGAATATCACTTGGGAAATGCTTAAACTCTACTTGGCCAGTATAGCCAGCATTGTCTAGCACTTGTATGATTACTTTCTTTAGGCTAGGCTGAGTAACTTTAAGGTCAACAGGCTTTTCCAAATATTCAGCTTTTAGTTTTGAGTAGGCATATATGCTAAATTCACTTTGAGGTAGTTTTAACTCCTCTAGTGCGTTACTTACATATAGCCCATCAATAACCTTTTGACGTTCCGAGCCATGCAATGAAGTCCAGACAGTTACATAATGTGAGTCTTCCTTCATTAGCAACTGTATGGTTTCTTGGTTAAGATTACATATAGTAATTTTAGCTCTGCTAAAGTCAGCAATGATTCTTACATCGAAATTAATTTTAAGACTGTCTGATTCAAAAACAGTCTTATCATTTTTATCATGTACTTGCAACAGTACATACTGCCCAAACTTAGATACTGCCATTAGTAATAAGTTCCTGTGCTATTAGTTGATTCTTGATCAACTGTTAAGTCCCCATTAACACCTGTGGTTGTCTTAATCAAATCTGGTGAGATTTCATTTGTAACTTCCACATTTACTATATTCTTACTCTTTTCTGCTATAGGCGTACTTTGCTGATTGATAGCTCCTATGTTTGCGCTTGGAATAGCACTAGCCTTGACTTCATCATCATCACCAGTTGCCCATTCCCAAAGCTCGTTACCAACACCTATAACACCACCAGCAATACCACCCAAGGTAGCACCAATAGCAGCTCCAGGTGCAGCACCAATACCACCAGCCCATACACCAATACCAGCACCTATGCCCATACCAAGAGCAGAACCTGAGCTGGCAAACTCTAGTACATCTAATGCGCTATCAGCTAGGCCACCATCATCTTCCACACCACCTACAGTTCTGCCACCGATTGATACTGCCGCAGTTGCTAATCCTACAGGGTTTAGCTTCGAGGCAGTCTGTAAAGCCTTGCCTGCTGCGTTGGTGACTTTACCTCCTGCAACTTTAGTCACATCTTTAGCAGTATTAAGTTTACTAGCTGTTGCTTGAGCACCCTTCTGAGCTGTTTTAGATTTGGCCAGTTGGCTAGCAACTGCTTTACCAGTTTGAGACTTAACAGCTAATGCTGCTAAACCTGACCCACCAGCAAGAACACCTACGCCAAAGCCTAAGCTACCTACGTCCTCTTTCACATCTTGCCAAGTATGCCTTACCCAGTTTAAACCTTGTTCGGTTTCAATAGCACCTTCTTTATTTATGCTATTGTTTAGATCCAGAAGACTGTCAGCATCTTTATTGAACATTGCAAATTCAGATGTACCTAATAGAATTTCAGAAGCCTGTGCTCTAGCCATTGGGTCTTCTATCCCTTCTATCAGAGTACCATACAAGTTAAGAAGTTCATTAGGCTTCAGGTTTTGTAATTCCCACACATCTGGTAACTTCAAGTTATGGACTTCTTCTAGGTTACTTAGACCTATTTTGTGGTGAAGACTTTTGATTTCCGCAGCAGTACTCTTTTCATCTCTGAAAAGCATTGCTTTTCTGGAAGCTGCATTAATTACGTTTAGCGCACCTTGCTGATCTAGTGAGCCAGCCTTTAAAGCCCTTTCCATACCACGTACTTCTTGGTGAGTCTGTCCTGTTTCTGCTGCCATACGAATAGTATCCATAGCAGATTTGTTACCATCGGCAACCACACCACCAAGTTCTCCAAGAACACCAATAGCTTTACCCATTGCACTAGTAAAGTTTCGTACTGATCTTTCCGCTTCTTTAGTAGCTTTGGTAGCATTTTCTTGCGCTTTAGATAAGTTATCTGTAGAAGTATGATCTGGGCTTATTGCTTCTGATACAGCTTGTTTAAGTGCCTCATCATCCTTACTCTTCATTTGCTTACGATACTCAACTGCAATAGGAGAGTCGCTTGTTTCTAAGTCCTCGTTAGCTAATGCTGTTGCAACATCACCTTTAAGGTCTGGTAAAGATAGGGACGTAGCTGTAGCTTCCATGGCAGCAGCACTTTCAAGCTGGTTACGTTTTCCAAGTACACTTTTATTTGTCTTGTAAAACTCTGACATTTCCGCTTCTGCTGTGGCATCTTTGACTTTAGATTTCTTTCTTGCTCTGGAAGCCTCTTTTAGTCTAGCCTCTTCTTCCAACAATTTCTTGTGAGTCTGGTAAAACTCAGCAAGTTCTTTATTAGCAGGATTTTCTTTAGGTGCCGAGACAGCTTTAACTGTTTCTTTCTTATCACCACTAGACCCACCTTCACCATCAGCGGTAGTAAGGCTTGATTCAATAGCTTCTTTAACCCTTGCTGAAAGTTCGCTTTGTTTTCTTCTCTTCATCTGCTTGCGATACTCCACTGCAAACTCAGAGTCACTTGTTAGTAAATCTTCTTCACTATCTAAAGCCTCAGCTACATCTTCTTCAAAAGGTGTCATGGGTTGGTCATCATCTGCTGTTTCAAAAGCTTTGGTTTGACCATCTTCTCCAGCTTTAGCCCTTAGCTCTGCTTCTTCTTTAGCAGCATCTTCTGCAATCTGCTTTTCGGTTCTAGGGTCATACTCTCTACGAGCTTTAATTTTCTTCCTCAATTCCTGTGCTCCTAGTGGGTCTAAGTCTTGCTCAAGCTGTTTAGCTTTCCAACCAGCTTTAAGAAGTTTCTTTTGCATTTTAGGGTCGGCTTTAACTACGTAGTGCATGTTATCGCCAGTGTGCTTGTCTAGTGCATAGAAGTGGGTTTGGCTTTCACCAGCTATAGCCATTTGCATCTGCATTTGTGGCATATATCTATCTAGTGCTCCCTCCATCCTATTAGTAGATAAGAATTTTAACTCTAACAGTCCAGCACTTTTCCTAACTTTTTCAGGGTTGTCAGGGTCAAATGCTTCTTCATATAACCTACCATCTGGGGATACACCAAAGCCTTCATAGTCCATGTGAGTCTCAAAGAAAGCCTCTTCCATGTGCAAGCCTTTACCTTCTCCCATTAGGAATGCTGTGAGGGCTTTTTCTTCACCGTCATTACCTTCTCGCATGTGTGCATTAGGTTCGTCTGATGAAGCAATACCTAATCTCTCGGAAGCTAACTTAACAGCCATTTCTTCCGCACCCATAGGTTTAAGTAACGTAGCAGCAGTAGAAGCTGTGATCTTACCTTTACGTTGATCTAGCCACGCTTGCGTACCTTGTGAGAATCTGCCTTCCTTAATGTCAGCCATTCTCTGTTCTTCTTCTTCATCAAGCGCATCCTCAATATGTCGGGATATTTCCGATTGTTTCTTGTAGCCATACATTCCACCTCTATCAGAACCTTTCCCAGTACCTTGATTAACGTATTCGCCAGCAGTCACTTTGTCATTGTGTTTTGCTATGGCTTCATTCATTGCTTTCTGGTATCTAATTTCAGAAGGTCTCCACAATCCACCTTCATGGCTTATGTATTCTTCATCGAAACTATATCCAATTTCTACACCATTGACTTTTTCCATTTCAGTTTGGGAAGTTCTTCTAGCAGCTTCCTTCAAACTTATTTCAGGCAAAATTGAGGTTCCATATATAATACCTGTAGCACTACCTACAGTATCATAGTCAGTACCACCATCCCAATCTTTACCAAGGATAGCAGCTTCATCCATCAGGTTGCGTATTTTATCAAAATGGTCAGTTGGTGACTGTTTACCTGCTGTACGGTTTTGCTTATAGTTTTCATCATGGATTGTAGGAAACTGTTTAATGAATGTTGCCCTTGCTTTATTAGCCTTGGTTATCAACTCTTCATAAGCTTTTTTGTTCTCAGCTTTCTTTTTCTCTACAGTCTCTTCTGTCCAAGCATTCTTCTCTATTTCCGATTTGGTCGGGTTTGGAAATATTGAAGACCTTACAGACGGTGTACGAGTTAGAACTCTTCTGCGTTCTTCCTCTGTTACTCCATCTACAAACACTTTGTAATGATTTTCGTCTCTTTCAAACTTGGTACGAATTCCATCAACTTTATTGCTTTTATATAGATGATCAAATTTGCCAGCAGCAGATACTCTGTCCTCGGAAGTACCCAACCTTGATGGCCATATACCTTGGGTGATTTTGATACCAGCTACGCCAGTTTCATTAGGTAGGGGAAGAATGTCTCTGGAATTATCAAAGAATACTCCATCCCTTAATCTTAATGTAATGGCATCTTCTAGTGACCGCCTTCTGCCTTTCTCAACATCAGTCCCTATTGTATTAGGGTGTATGTAATGGTCAGCAATTTCTTTGACAATATCAAATGCTTCCAGAAGTTCTTCATTTTCCTTCTCTTGCTTTTCGTCATTGAACTTGTTTACTAAAGCAGCTCCTGGCCCTCTATCTAAGTACTCACCAGAAGTATTTTGTAACATAGACAAAATCTTTCGATGATCTTGATAGCTATTAGGTAGTTCTACTGTTTCATCTACTTTAATTTGGCTTGCAAACTTTGCAGTGTCCATGCCAATAAGTTCACCAAACACTTGTCTGGCAGCAGCAGCATCTAATGGGTCAATCCCAGCTACATCTCGTTTTTCTAGTATAGCTTTGATTCCAGCTTGTACACCGTAGCTTACACCATCAATTCTTCCAAGTTGTAAGTCAGAAATCTTTGCTGCACCTACCAAATGATCTGGCTGTTCTAGTCCATCTCCACTTACGATTCCGTCTACTGTGTCTGCATCTAGCTTATTGGTCTGGCCTTCTGCACTGCCAGTAAGCCAAGCATCTCCCATAGCGTCGCCTTCTTCGGCTAGAATATCAAATCCATCGTCTTCACCAGTGATAGAAAAGCCATCTAAGTCTTCTTCTCCATCTACGGAAAAGCCAAAATTTTCATCTTCATCGTAATTCATTATAACTCCTTAGTTACTTTGATTTGGATTTGGCAATGTTGGGGTTTGGTGGTTTCTAATTTCAATAACTTGGTGTAACATTTCCAAGTCAGCTATTGTATAGGTTCCATCTTGCAACTCTTTCAAGCTACAAAGTGGAGGATTTACAAGCAAAGGTCTAACAAAATACCCATTAAGTTTGGGATATATTTGGCTATAGTCTACAGGCATCCTAGTCTCTTCTCCAGAGACTACTGCTCTTGGGAGACTACCTTTGCTAAACCTAAGCTGAAAAAATCTGAATACTGACTATGGATAACATGAGTGAATAGTTCAATAACACCATGAAGATCGCCTGCAAACATATTATTGATTGTAGTTGTGTCAATCTTCTTACCTTCGATACGCACTTGGCATACAAAGTGTTTCACCAGTGCAGAAGCGACTGCTGGGTTTTCACAATTCATAACTGCAACAATAGACGCTGGAATGTTCAGCTCTGCAATACGAATAATGTTTTCTGTACCTAAAATCTTACCAGCTTTAGTAAGATTTTCTAATGAAACATCTACTGGCCAATGAGGAATGTAAATTTCTCTGCCATCTTTTAAAGAGTTTCTATATTCTTTGTTTCCTGACATAATATTCTCCTTAGAATAGTTAAACCAAAAAAGCCCTAACCTATTAAGGCAGGGCTGTTATAATTAGAGTTGTACACCAAATTGTGTAGCATCTTCACCAACATTACGCTTAATGTCGATATTTTCAAACGTGAGAATCCAAGTTACTGTGTTCATTGTCTGACCACGAGTAATGGCAGGGATAGCTAAGATGACACCATTATCTAAACGTGCCTCATCCTTGCCCATGTTATCTTTCAACGCGGCTTGGATTGGGAACACTAATGACCCATCTGCATCTGCTTGCTCTTGGAAGTAGTTACAGTAATCCTGCAACAGTTTGTTTTCAGGCGCATTCATCAGTACAGGGAATGTCAAGTCACCAGCTTTGATACGCTGCATTGACACAACCATATCACCATACGCACCAAACTGAGTTGTTGCGATAGGCGCACGACGTTGAATGTTAATTAGGTTCTCACCTGTAGCAAAACCACGAACTGTGATAGACTGATAAACACCAGTCGAGTCAGGGATTTCTAAGATAAGGTCTACATTTGCAAAACTATATTGATACATTTAATTTCCTAATTAAGTTATTCTGCGAATTCGCCAGACACTACAATTTCATGTAATGCACCAGCACCAACCATTTTGAATGAAAGTCCAACGTAGACTCCATTGCTCTTGTCACTTGAAGGAACATCAGCAAGTTCGACAGCTTCTACGATGTACCCGTTAGGTAAGTACGTACCATCAGGTAAGTAACCTGGAGCTGCTAGGCCGTTTCGTACCGCAGCTTCTAAGCTGCGCTCTAGGCGAGCTTTACAAAGGTTAATACCTACTTGGGTAAAAGGAACCTTCGTTGTAGATTGATATAGTAAGTTAAACATATCAACTTCACAACGATTCTCCAACCATAGTAAACCATGCACTGAATCAAAGAAGGAACCAGAAGCCATACGAGAGTCTGCATAACCAGTTTGTGATTTACCAATCTGAATAACAGCAGAACAGTGCTTGCTTTTCAAAGTAGCAAACTCAGCAGGAGTTAAGTCTTCCGCAGTGACGCCACCAATTTGCTTCAAGTTCAATGTGATCGTAGATGCAGCCGCACCAAAGTTTACACTTGCTGCACGACCAAATACCGCAGATGATGGATACTGGCTAGCTGTCTTACTGAAAGTAGTAAGAGTATAGCGCAAAGTATTTGACTTGAGCAATGATGCAACATCTGTAGTGATACTAGAACTTAGAGTTGCTAAGTTGTTAGTAGTGTTCACAAAGATTTTCTTAGCTGCTTCTGCCCACTGTCCAATGTTTAGAGTTGTTTCTCCAACACCTCCAGTGATATTGTCACGCAAATCTTTATGTACATCGAAAGCAGTAAAGTCAACACCAGTTGCTAAGTTAGCAGCAAGTGCATCTACTGGGGTTTCAGCAGCAACACGGTCAGCGATTGCGGCTTGATGTTGCGCCAAACCTAATGCTTCGGCAACTGTACCTACTGGGAACTTAATATCAGAGGCTCCACCAGTGGTCGGTGACTTGATTACAAAGCGATTATCAACATACTCAATAATAACAGCAGTGTTACCACCTAATGCTGTCTCAAGAGCAGATGCTACATCATCTAATGAAGTTGCACCAGACAATGAAATGCTGGTAGAAGATAAAGTATTGTTGTCGACCTCAACACTAAAATCTACTGGGCTTAAAGCAACCAAATCAGTAAGTGATAAGTGGCCACCACCAGAAATCATTGCTGCTTGGTCTGTGTCGTACATTGAAAGTACAACAAAGTCATTAGGCGTAGGAGTTGCACCATAGAAAGCTTGAGCAGCTTTATACACTTCTGAGCTTGTTGCCCAGTCACTACCAACGTCTGTCAGTTTTGTGTAAGCACGATTACGCTCTGTTGTAGGAATCCCACTTTCAGTAGTTAGGAATCCTAAGATACCAAAGTTACCACTGGCCGCACCAGTTGGTGAGACTGAGATTGACACATCAGAAAATTCTGTAATTTCTATTGCCATTTGTTTTTGTTTCCTATTAATTTAGGTTTATATTAACTACTACTTCATCTAAGTTTTCTGCAATGAATCTACCTGTAATGCTAACAGCAGTCATATTGCAAACAACTTCTTCATACACGCGAGTAGTGTATAGTTCAACTGAGAAACCTTTGCGGTATTCCCATTCCTTTTCTAGCTTGGCATCTTCTGTTGAAATAGGGATACATCTTACAAATCCGTATCCTGACTCAATCATAAGAGCTTTCATAGCTTCGGAAGTCCAACCATTCATTACTTTGCTTGAAGGGATTCCGGTAGTATCTACCACACCAATCCTAGCTCTTAGTCTGACTAAACTAAAGGTTCGGAAAGTAGTGGTTAGTTCATCTTGTGCGTGTATCTTTTGGGCTGGTATGCCTTCTTGATATTCTTCCAAGATTCTAATGTGTGCAAATTCGCCTTCTGGCTTCTTTGCCTCACGCTGTCTTGCAGGGTAAGAAAACTTTGGTATTCCTACCATAGTATCTACCATTTTCTGCAAAACCATTACGTCTGCTCTATCAGGTGTCATGGTTTCCAATCCTCAGATTTCTCTAGTATAAACGATCTGAAATTATATTCATACTCGTCAGAACGCTGTAGTACGTTATAATATACTCCAGCATAGAAAATCTTGTCATTCATCTGTAGATTATACTTATCCTTAATGTACAAGGTTTTATAATCACTGATGCGGATACCACCATCTTCTGATACTTTGGCTTGACCTTCTTCAAACTGAGAGAACTTGTTACCAGAAAGAACTACTCCAAATACAGTACTCTTTCTAGTAGCTCCTTTAACCCAGTTGTTGTCATCATCATAGTGGCCTTCTAAGACTTCATATCTAACTAACTTAGATAACATTCTTGAATTGAAGGCACGACTCATATTTAGTCCTGCCATAAGTTATACTCCTCTTGGGCCAGCAAAGCATAACTTTCTATAGAACAGTACGCGCTTGCCATAAGCTGTACTTAGCAACTCATTGGCATTTGGGCTAATATCGCTGACTGCCGATTCAATTAGCACATCATCTACCATCTGTTTCTTGATGGGAGATAAGGAAGCTGTGTCACCAGATTCAGTATGTTCTGCTACTGCTAGGAAGTGGGCTGTATAATACTGATGAACAGTATCATAAAACTTTAACCACTTACCTTCTGAACTCATAATAAGCTCAACATCATCTAAGAATAGCTGTACAGTCACATCATCTACATGACAAAATTCTGGGAATCGCTTTTGAAAGTCAGCTACAGTTGCAGCCAACTACTTACTTATTGGCAGCAGTATTAGCTTTGCTGGCCGCAACTAATGCTTCTGCTTCTTTGAGCTTTT